AGGAACTGGTGTATGCCTATGCAATGTGGATCAGCCCGTCATTCCATCTGAAGGTGATCCGTACTTTCGATATGGTAACCAGCGCACCGGAAAAATTATCCGGGCAGGCTGCTGACAAGATGCAGGCTGGAGTGATTCTGCTGGACTTTATGCGCAGGGAGTTAAACCTGTCTAACTCTTCAGTGCTTGGTGCCTGTCAGAAACTCCAGGAGGCTGTTGGCTTACCGAATCTGGCTCCGCGCTATGCAATTGATGCTCCTGCCGATGCACCCGATGGCTCAAGTCGCCCTACGCTGTCACTGAGTGCACTGCTGAAGCAGTATGGTATCCGCCTGACGGCTAATCAGGCATATCACCAGATGGTGAAGCTGGGGATCGTCGAGCAGCGCGAACGATACAGCCGTACCGCGATTAACAACATCAAAAAATTCTGGTCGCTGACAGCGAAAGGCTGCATGTTCGGCAAGAACATCACCAGTCCCGCAAATCCGCGCGAGACGCAGCCGCATTTCTTCGAATCCCGATTCCCTGAGCTGTTAAAGCTGCTCGATACCGTTCATTGAGGTGACCGTGAGAGCACTACTGACCCCTGAAATTGCCCCGCGTATGGGGATCGTATTGTTCAGGCCAGGTTCAGAGCTGATGCCCCTGTTTATGCAGGGGCGTGTCCTGCTGGAGCCTGAGCCGGAGCGTTATTCATCTTTCGCCAGTGGTGCCGTTCCGGCGGCATCACAACCGCTGGCGGATGATCCTGCTGTTCGGGCCGTGTTCCGCAATGAGGCAGTGATCCGTCGTGCTGGTGGAGTGGAATGTCTTGAAAGCTGGTTACTTCGTGAAAAAGGCTGCCAGTGGCCTCATTCCGACTGGCACAGCGAGAATATGACCACAATGCGACACGCGCCGGGCGCAATCCGTCTGTGCTGGCACTGCGATAACCAGCTGCGCGATCAGTTCACGGAACGGCTGGAATCAATGGCAACGGATAACTGTGCCCGCTGGATGTTGTCTGTTGTGCGTCGGGATCTCGGTTTTGATGACAGTCACGTTGTGACAATGCCGGAACTATGCTGGTGGCTGGTTCGTAATGACCTGGCGGATGCCTTACCGGAAAGTGCAGCCCGTAAGGCACTGAGATTACCGAAGCCTGTTGTGCCGTCTGTCACCCGGGAAAGTGACCTTGTTCCTTCGGTTCCTGCCACCAGCATCATCCAGGATAAAGCGAAAAAGGTGCTGGCGCTGAAAGTGGATCCGGAGTCGCCGGAGTCTTTTATGTTACGCCCCAAACGTCGCCGCTGGGTTAACGAAAAGTACACGCGCTGGGTTAAGACGCAGCCGTGCGCATGTTGTGGAAAGTCTGCTGATGATCCTCACCACCTGATAGGTCACGGTCAGGGCGGAATGGGGACAAAAACGCATGACCTCTTTGTGTTGCCTTTGTGCAGAAAGCATCACGACGAGCTGCATGCAGATACCGTGGCATTTGAAGAGAAGTATGGCTCCCAACTGGAGCTGATATTTCGTTTTATCGATCGTGCGCTGGCGATTGGTGTGTTGGCCTGATTTGGTGGAGAAAGTTGATGCGTGATATTCAGATGGTTCTGGAGCGTTGGGGGGCATGGGCGGCGAGTGATAGTTCAGGCGTTGATTATTCACCTATAGCCGCTGGGTTTAAGGGACTTCTTCCCTATACAAGCAAGAAACGCTTGGCTTGTTCGGATAGTGATGCCTTAATTATTGAAGGTTGTCTTGCTCGTCTAAAGCAAAAAAAGCCAGATGAGCACTCGCTGCTTGTGGCACATTATTTATACAGAATATCCAAGCGTAAGATTGCAAAGGTGCGTGGAAAGGATGAAAAATTGGTACGCATAGAAATACAACTAGCCGAAGGATTTATTGATGGTTGCCTTTCAATGTTGGATGTTAACCTTGAAATGGACGCTTAGGGTTGCACAGGTTGGCCCCATATGAGGCCAACCTGTCACAAGTGGGGGAAGATTTTTCGTAACACTAACCAACACCTTCCGAAGGTATATAGCGAAATTATAAGGGAGGATAAGCCTAACAGTATGAATAGGAAATCAATAGGTTTGCCCGCAACAATAACATCATCAGGTAGAAACATCGCTATCAATGGAAATATACATGCGACGATGAGAGTTAACCCTGTTGAAAGTAATCGATTTACCAGAGTTGGTAACACGTTGTTTTGCTTAAGGGCATTAATTGCTCCTTCCTTATCGCTGTTTGCACTACTAAATATAGATATTGCAGCCAGAACAAAACCAAACAGGATGCCTGATATAGTCGAGAGCACCCCCGCTGTTGTGAGTACGTCAGCATGCTTCATCGGTTTAAACAGTTTTGTCGCTGCATAGGTCAACAGAATCCAGAGGACGCATTTCCAGAGAAAAGTGGCTAATTCTCTCATTGTGTCCTCCATGCTTGGTTATTAGTCTCTGCTAGCGAGCTCATACTGTGCAAGATAGTTCGCGTTATCAATTTTAGCAGATATCATCGCCGTTCTGATATCAGAATCGGATGGATAACCGCTTTTGACAATGATTGTCTTTGTACTGACCAATACTTGGTCAAGTAGACTTTTGGGCGTTCTATTGGATGGCTCTGTTACATCAATTTTTTTAATTTTTAGACCTCCAGAACCTTTTGGAAAAAGTTCAAGTAGTTCCTTAATAGCATCGGTGACAGAAGTTTTTAGATAGTTAAACCCTTGTTTTTTCGGGCGAATCCGACCTCGCATATTTAATCTTAGATGCGACCCGCCCATACCAACAACCATGTCAATAATTTCATTAGCTAAAGGGTTTTTAATCTTATAATTAGCTTTGTTAAAGTTTCTTGGAGCAGCAACTATAAGATCGAAACTACGTAGGATATTTCCGTCCTCAAGCAGTTCCTTCATGCTCTCTTGTTTCCAAATGGCTTCAAAAGTGACGCTTTTTAAATCAGTTTTGTTATACAAAATGAATGCCAGATCATTTACTTTGGGCCCTATATGGTTGAGGGTCATAGCTAATAAGTCCGTTTCGTAGTAATAGATAAAATATGTTCTTTCAACTACAGAATCTTTATCATTTAAAGGAATTGTTCTCTCACTACCTGTAGCATCCTCGATGAACGGTAGTAGGCATTCCCTTCTCCACGATACGTAACCAAAGTAACATTGCAGTGTGGTATCTTTTTGAAGAATAACTAACTTTAACCCTCGATTTGGGGTGTCTGTTGTGTAAGTTATTGGAAAAGTTTCAGTATCTGCTGTGGTCATTTGCTCAAAGGCTAGTTTTGCAGCAGATGTGCCATCTTTTTTGCTTCCATTACCAGTGAAAAAACCAACTCTCACTCGCCTAGTTTTATTCTTATTTTCTGTACTCATTATCGATCCGAAATAATTTTAGCAACCGTGTGAAAAATACAACAAAAAAAAGAGGAAATCATTAGCGCGGTCCGCAAAAAACATTGTAATCTGTTAAGAGTGGTTACTTCGCCACACAGCTTAAACCCGCCGTCGAGCGGGTTTTGTCGTTTCTGTGGCTGGGGATTCGTTGGTCCTGGCCTATTCCGCAGTTCTCCATCGGTTCGGCTTCTTTGATGTTTCCGCTTCTGATTTGCGGTACATGATGTTCCCTCAATTTGCACCTGCTGTATCAGCGAGGTGAGAGATAACTACAAATGCCTCATAACCCAAATACCTGGCTGGAGTTGTTCCAGAGCTGGTGGCGTGGAGACACACCGCTGGGCGCAGTGATTATGTCGATCGTTATGGCTGGCTTGCGCATTGCCTATTTTGGCGGTGGTGGTGGCTGGAAACGAAAAACGCTCGAGATTTTGCTCTGTGGTGCTCTGACGCTGACTTTTGCATCCGCTCTTGAGTATGTCGGATGGCCTAAATCTCTTTCTGTTGCCATTGGTGGCGGTGTTGGGCTGATTGGTGTCGATGCAATTCGTGGGGCTGCAATGCGAGTAATCGGTAACAAATTTGGTAGCTCGAAGGAGTAATTTATGCAGGCACTAAATTCCCAGCGTAAAGCTTTCTTGGATATGGTTGCATGGTCAGAAGGAACGGATAACGGGCGACAACCGACACGTAACCACGGTTATGATGTCATTGTCGGTGGTGAACTGTTTACTGATTACTCCGATCATCCTCGCAAACTTGTCACGCTAAATCCGAAACTCAAATCAACAGCAGCCGGACGTTACCAGCTTCTTTCCCGTTGGTGGGATGCCTACCGCAAGCAGCTAGGGCTGAAAGACTTCTCTCCCAGAAGCCAGGACTCCGTGGCATTACAGCAGATTAAAGAGCGTGGCGCTTTACCGATGATTGATCGCGGTGATATCCGTCAGGCAATCGACCGTTGCAGCAATATCTGGGCTTCACTGCCGGGCGCTGGTTATGGTCAGTATGAACATAAAATCGGTGACCTGATTGCCAGGTTTAAAGAGGCTGGTGGGGTGGTAAATGAAGTTGAGCTATAAGCTGATTATCGCTGCTTTCCTTTTAACTGTCGTCTGTTCTTTCATCTGGTCAACCAACCACTACTACAGCAAATATCAGCACGAAAAGAAACGTGCTGATGAGGCTGTACAAAATGCCAAATCGGCAACTGCCATTACTAATAACGTCCTGCAATCACTACAAATCGTCAATACAGTACTGGAGGCTAACCAGCATGCAAAACAGCAGATCGCACTGGAGTCACAGAGAACCCAGGCTGATATCAAAATGGCTTTTGCGAATGATGATTGCGCTGCCCGTCCTGTTCCTGCTCGTGCAGCTGAACGGCTGCGCCGGTACGCGGACAGTTTACGTACCAGTTTCGGCGGTACCACTACTAGCGAATCTGACCGCTGAAACTCCGCAACCAGCTATCCCCGACCCGCTGACATGGAGTGGGAGCCTGGATTTGAACGTAAGCCTGTTGTCGGCGCTGGCGTCTTGTAATAGGGATAAGTTAGACATTAGAAAGAGTGAGCACCTGCTTTCGGAGAAAAACTCTGCTGAAAAGTGAGGTTATATAGCTAGATCGGAATTGGCGATTCATATATCGGAAATAGTTGGTTAAGAATTTTCTGGAATGATTGTATGCTTTTACAACCTATATCGAAGTTCATGTTGGATGAATTTTATGCAAAACGTACAGCCGCTATCTCTGGTAACTACTTTAGTAATTTTGAGGTCTAATGGAGAGTCAAAGTCGTTAGGTACTGGGTTCTTTTATCAACATAGCAATGGTTTCATTTTCCTTGCAACTAACTATCATGTAATAACTGGAATCAGCCCATCCGAAAGGGGTGTAAAGCCATTTATAGGCGATAGTATTGATATTCAGCTGAGAGATAAAACCGGAAAACTATTCAAACATACGATGCCTCTGTTTAAAGATGGTTCACCGCTGTGGTTGGAGCACCCCACAGATAAAGAGGCAGACATTATCTTGATGCCTTTGCCTCAAGAGTTGTTTGTAAACACAGGAGTAAAAGTAGTCTCAAAAACAACGACACTGCCTAATGTCCAGATAAACCCCTCATCTCCTGTTGTAATGATTGGATATCCTCATGGTTATCATGACACGACTCACTACCTTCCAATATGGAAAACAGGAAGCTTAGCGAGTGAGCCAGATATCGATTTCGATGGGAAGAAATTAATAGTTGTCGATATTTCTGCTTTCCCTGGAATGTCAGGCTCTCCGGCATTCTATGTCACGCACAGTGGTTATCTTACAAAAGAAGGGAATATGATCATGGATATGGGAATGAAAATTCATTTCCTTGGCGTTTATGCAAGTATGCAAATGCTAAACAGTGATCTTTTCTTAGAACAAGTCGTTAGTGCTGCAGAATACAAAGTGTCGCATAGTGAATCTTTGCAACTAGGGCATGTCTGGAAAGCTGAGTTACTTGAAGAGATAGCTGCGACATCTAGTCCGATTGCAACCACACCATCTCAATTTCAAAGTAATAGCAAATTCTTATTTAAGTACTGAGATACGTCTACACATAAACCGCCTGTTGGAGGTTTTTATGCATATCGTGCGAGCAGTATCAGAGAGAATATTTCAATGCCACCACGAACACCAAAAGCCTGCCGTGTTCGCGGCTGCCGATCGACAACCACAGACCCGTCAGGTTATTGCAAGCAACACAAAGGCGAAGGCTGGAAGCAATACAAGCCAGGACAATCCCGTCATCAGCGCGGTTATGGTTCGAAGTGGGACGTTATCCGCGCGCGTGTGCTGAAGCGTGACAAAGGCCTGTGTCAGTTGTGTTTGCGTGCCGGTGTGGTGCGCGAGGCGAAAACCGTTGACCACATCATTCCTAAAGCGCATGGCGGCACTGATGCCGACCGTAATCTGCAGAGTCTGTGCTGGCCGTGTCATAAGGCGAAGACGGCCCGTGAACGGTTGAAGTGATAATAATTCTCAACTGCTTGAGGGGAGGGGCGGGTCAAATCCCTGCGGCCTGACGTCTTCCGGACTGCCCGCCCCATCGTTTTTTTATACCCGCGAAAAATGAAATTTAACCAGGAGTGCCGCATATGGCTGGAACGGCGGGGCGTTCCGGGCGTCGCCCCAAGCCAACGGCGCGCAAGGCGCTGGCCGGAAACCCCGGCAAGCGAGCCCTGAACAAAGATGAACCTGTTTTTACGCCCATCAAAGGTGTTGAGCCACCAGAGTGGTTCGCTGAAGAAGATCTCCCTCTCGCCACGATCATGTGGCAACTGACAACCAAAGAACTCTGCGGTCATGGCCTGTTGTGCGTGACTGACCTCGCGGTGCTTGAGCGGTGGTGCGTGGCCTATGAGTTCTGGCGACGTGCCGTGAAAAATATTGCCATACAGGGCAACACCATCACCGGTGCAATGGGCGGCAGGGTCAAAAATCCGGAGCTGACCGCCAAAAAAGAACAGGAGTCCGAGATGAGCAGCACGGGGGCAATGCTCGGACTCGACCCCAGCAGCCGCCAGCGTCTGATTGGCCTGGCGGGGCAGAAGAAAGCTACTAACCCGTTTCTGAAAATTATCGAATCATGAGCCGGAAATCTTACCCCAACGTAAATGCTGCCAATCAGTATGCCCGGGATGTCGTTCGCGGAAAGATTGTGGCCTGCCAGTTTGTGATTCAGGCCTGCCAGCGCCATCTTGATGACCTGATGGCGGAAAAAAGTAAGTCGTTTCGTTACCGCTTCGACAAGGACCTGGCTGAACGGGCCGCCAAATTTATTCAGCTGTTGCCGCACACCAAGGGTGAGTGGGCATTCAAGAGGATGCCCATCACGCTGGAGCCGTGGCAGCTCTTTGTGATCTGCTGTGCGTTTGGCTGGGTCAATAAAGGCTCCCGGCTGCGCCGCTTCCGGGAGGTGTATACCGAAATCCCCCGTAAGAACGGCAAATCGGCAATCTCTGCCGGTGTCGCCCTGTATTGTTTTGCCTGTGATAACGAGTTTGGCGCGGAAGTGTATTCCGGTGCCACGACAGAGAAACAGGCATGGGAAGTCTTTCGTCCGGCAAGACTGATGTGTAAACGCACACCCATGCTGACGGAAGCGTTCGGGATTGAGGTTAACGCCTCAAACATGAACCGTCCGGAGGATGGTGCGCGTTTTGAACCGCTGATCGGTAACCCCGGTGATGGTTCATCACCCCACTGTGCGGTGGTGGATGAATATCACGAGCACGCCACAGATGCGCTTTACACCACGATGCTTACCGGGATGGGGGCGCGACGTCAGCCACTGATGTGGGCTATCACTACCGCCGGGTACAACATTGAGGGGCCGTGCTACGACAAACGGCGGGAAGTCATCGAGATGCTCAACGGCTCGGTGCCTAACGATGAACTGTTCGGGATCATCTATACCGTTGATGAAGGTGACGACTGGACCGACCCGCAGGTGCTGGAAAAAGCCAATCCAAATATTGGCGTGTCGGTTTATCGCGAATTTTTGTTAAGTCAGCAGCAGCGTGCGAAAAATAACGCCCGTCTGGCAAACGTCTTTAAAACAAAACACCTCAATATCTGGGTGTCGGCGCGTTCGGCGTATTTCAACCTGGTGAGCTGGCAGAGCTGCGAGGATAAATCACTGACCCTTGAGCAGTTCGAGGGGCAGCCGTGCATTCTGGCCTTTGATCTGGCGCGTAAGCTGGATATGAACAGCATGGCGCGACTTTATACCCGCGAGATTGACGGTAAAACGCATTACTACAGTGTGGCCCCGCGCTTCTGGGTACCGTATGACACGGTGTACAGCGTCGAGAAAAATGAAGATAGACGGACAGCCGAACGCTTTCAGAAATGGGTGGAAATGGGCGTCCTGACCGTTACCGATGGTGCAGAGGTGGATTATCGCTACATCCTCGAGGAGGCCAAAGCAGCGAACAAAATCAGCCCGGTCAGTGAGTCACCCATCGACCCCTTCGGGGCGACCGGGTTGTCACATGACCTTGCTGATGAAGACCTGAACCCCATCACTATCATTCAGAACTACACCAACATGTCCGACCCGATGAAAGAGCTGGAAGCGGCAATTGAATCGGGGCGCTTTCATCATGATGGCAATCCCATCATGACCTGGTGTATCGGCAACGTGGTCGGCAAAACCATTCCGGGTAACGATGATGTGGTGAAGCCCGTCAAAGAGCAGGCGGAAAACAAAATCGATGGTGCAGTTGCGCTGATTATGGCGGTTGGCAGAGCCATGCTGTACGAGAAAGAAGACACGTTGTCTGACCACATTGAGTCCTATGGGATCCGCTCGCTTTAACTGAGGTAATTATGATCATGCTGATTCTCGCGCCTCTGGTGGGCGTGCTGGGGGCGCTTTTGCTGGCGTATGGTGCCTGGCTGATTTATCCCCCGGCGGGGTTTGTTGTTGCCGGGGCGTTGTGCCTGTTCTGGTCGTGGCTGGTGGCGCGATATCTTGACCGTACACAGTCGTCTGTCGGCGGAGGTAAATAGTGTTCTTTTCGGGATTATTTCAACGAAAAAGTGACGCACCGATGACCACGCCAGCAGAGCTGGCGGATGCTATCGGGTTGTCCTACGACACCTATACCGGAAAGCAGATCAGCAGCCAGCGGGCCATGCGACTGACGGCGGTTTTTTCCTGTGTCAGGGTGCTGGCGGAGTCGGTCGGGATGTTGCCCTGCAACCTGTATCACTTGAACGGCAGCCTGAAGCAGAGAGCCACTGGCGAACGTCTGCATAAGCTGATCTCCACGCATCCCAATGGCTATATGACGCCGCAGGAGTTCTGGGAGCTGGTGGTCACCTGTCTGTGCCTGCGGGGAAACTTTTACGCCTACAAAGTGAAAGCATTTGGCGAAGTGGCTGAACTGCTGCCCGTCGATCCCGGCTGTGTGGTACCGAAGCTTAACAGTAGCTGGGAGCCGGTCTATCAGGTCACATTCCCGGATGGCTCCACGGATGTACTGAGCCAGGAGGATATCTGGCATGTGCGCACGCTGACGCTGGACGGACTGGTGGGGCTGAATCCCATCGCCTATGCCCGCGAGGCAATATCGCTGGCGGCAGCGACCGAAGAGCACGGGGCCAGACTGTTCAGCAATGGCGCGGTGACGTCGGGTGTGTTGCGTACAGAGCAGACGCTGTCAGATCAGGCTTATGAGCGCCTGAAGAAAGATTTTGAGGAGCGTCACACCGGGCTTGGCAATGCTCACCGCCCGATGATCCTTGAGATGGGGCTGGACTGGAAGTCGATGGCGCTGAACGCCGAGGACAGCCAGTTCCTGGAAACCCGCAAGTTTCAGCTTGAAGAAATCTGTCGTCTGTTCCGGGTGCCGTTGCACATGGTGCAGAACACCGATCGCGCCACCTTCAACAATATCGAAGAGCTGGGGCTGGGATTTATCAATTATTCACTGGTGCCGTATCTGACCCGCATTGAGCAGCGGATCAACACCGGACTGGTACGAAAAAGTAAGCAGGGCATTTATTACGCCAAATTTAACGCCGGGGCGTTACTGCGCGGGGATATGAAGTCCCGTTTTGAAGCCTACGCCACCGGGATTAACTGGGGAATTTACTCTCCCAATGATTGTCGCGACCTGGAAGATATGAATCCGCGTCCCGGTGGGGATGTCTATCTCACACCGATGAACATGACCACGAAACCCTCCGATGGCAGTAAAGCCGGTAAGCAGAAGGATAACGCCAATGCAGACGAAACAACGTCTTGATGTACCGCTGAGTCTGAAATCTGTCAGTGACTCCGGTGAGTTTGAAGGATATGGCTCCGTCTTTGGTGTAAAGGACAGTCACGATGATGTGGTGATGTCCGGGGCATTTGCTGCTTCCCTGCGGGCGTGGAGTGACAGAAAAGCGTTACCTGCGCTGCTCTGGCAGCACCGCATGGATGAACCCATCGGTGTTTACACCGAAATGAAGGAAGACGATGTCGGGCTTTACGTCAGGGGGCGGTTGCTCATTGATGATGATCCCCTGGCAAAACGCGCACATGCACACATGAAGGCCGGTTCGTTAACCGGCCTTTCTATTGGGTACGTCCTGAAAGACTGGGAATACGACCGGAGCAAAGAAGCCTTTCTGCTGAAAGAAATCGACCTCTGGGAAGTCAGTCTGGTGACGTTCCCGTCTAACGACGAGGCGCGGATCAGCGACGTCAAGAACTCGCTGGCCCGCGGGGAAATCCCCGAACAGAAAAAAATCGAAAGAGTCCTGCGTGATGTCGGACTCTCCCGTACCCAGGCCAAAGCATTCATGGCCGGGGGCTATGGCGCACTGTCCCTGCGCGACGCTGAGGATGTGGGCTCTGCACTGAATGCACTGAAAAATCTGAACTTCTAATCAGGAGAAATACGATGGCGGTTGATATTAAAGATGTCGAACAGGTCGCGCAGGAGCTGCAGCAGAAGTTTGACGACTTCAAAGCAAAGAACGACAAGCGCGTGGAGGCGATTGAGCAGGAAAAAGGCAAACTTGCCGGGCAGGTGGAAACCCTGAACGGGAAACTCAGCGAGCTGGAAAACCTCAAAAGCGATCTTGAAAAAGAGCTGCTTGAGCTGAAACGTCCGGCAGGTGGTGCGCAAAATAAACTGGCCACCGAGCATAAAGAAGCGTTTGTGGGCTTCCTGCGTAAAGGCCGTGAAGATGGTCTGCGCGATCTGGAGCGCAAGGCATTGCAGGTGGGCACCGATGAAGACGGCGGCTATGCCGTGCCGGAAGCACTGGATCGCAACATTCTCACCCTGCTGAAAGATGAAGTGGTGATGCGCCAGGAAGCCACGGTGCTCACCGTTGGTGGTTCCGACTACAAAAAACTGGTGAATCTGGGCGGCACGGCTTCCGGATGGGTTGGCGAGACTGACGCGCGCTCCCAGACTGCCACCTCAAAACTGGGCCTGATTGAACCTTTCATGGGGGAAATCTACGGTAACCCGCAGGCCACCCAGAAAATGCTGGATGATGCCTTTTTCAACGTGGAAGCATGGATCAACAGCGAGCTGGCAACCGAATTTGCCGAACAGGAAGAAATTGCCTTTACCACCGGCGATGGTACCAAGAAGCCGAAAGGGTTCCTGGCGTATGAATCCACGGATGAAACCGATAAGGTCCGGGCGTTCGGCAAACTTCAGCATATTGTATCCGGCGAAGCGACGGCGGTGACCGCAGACGCCATTATCAAACTGATTTACACGCTGCGTAATGCACACCGCACTGGCGCGAAGTTCATGATGAACAACAACAGCCTGTTTGCCATCCGTCTGCTTAAAGACAGCGAGGGTAACTATCTGTGGCGTCCGGGGCTGGAACTGGGGCAGCCGTCCTCTCTGGCGGGTTACGGTATCGCTGAAAACGAACAGATGCCGGATATCGCCGCTGATGCGAAAGCCATTGCATTTGGTAACTTCAAACGGGGTTACACCATCGTTGACCGTATCGGCACCCGCATTCTGCGTGACCCGTACACCAATAAACCGTTTGTCGGTTTTTATACCACCAAGCGCACCGGCGGGATGCTGGTCGATTCGCAGGCCATCAAACTGCTGAAGATTGCTGCGGCGTAATCACTCAGGGGCGCGGAACCGCGCCCCCTGTTCTGACGGGTGAAGAATCATGATCCTGAAACAAGATCTGAAATGGTCACCGGACGGTATGCGTGTTGAGGTCATTCGGGCCGGTGAGTATGACGACGGGGCGCTTCCTGCCCGGGTGCAGGAGATTGCACTTCAGGCCGGGTTAGCAGAGCGCGGAATCAGTGCAAAAAGCAGTAAAGCGGCAAAAGAGAAAAAAGCCACGACCAGTAAAGAGGGCTGAGTATGCTTCTGACAATGGAAGAGATTAAAGCCCAACTCCGGCTGGATGAGGATTTCGATGCTGATGACCGCCATCTGCAACTGCTGGCCTGTGCGGCACAAAAGCGGACGGAAACGTATCTGAACCGGAAGCTCTATGCACCGGATGAAACCATTCCGGACAGCGATCCGGACGGGCTGCACCTGCCGGATGATATTCGTCTGGGGATGCTGATGCTTATCAGCCATTTTTACGAAAACCGCTCGTCGGTTACGGAAGTGGAGAAACTCGACATGCCGCAGAGTTTTGGCTGGCTTGTCGGCCCGTACAGGTACTTTCCGCAATGAAAATTCGTCAGGCGCAGACCAGCGCAACCTACATTCTGCCTGACCCAGGCGAGCTGAATAAACGCGTCCTGATCCGCCAGCGGGTGGATATGCCCGCGGATAACTTTGGCGTGGAGCCTCAATACCCGGTTGCGTTCCGGGCATGGGCGAAGGTTATCCAGACCAGTGCCACCACCTGGCAGGAAACCGCGCAGACTGGAGACGCCATCACCCATTACATCACCATTCGCTACCGCCGGGGGATCACTGCTGATTATGAGGTGGTCTGTGATGACAGTGTGTACCGGGTGAAACGTCAGCGTGATCTGAACGGGGCGCGGCGCTTTCTGCTGCTGGAGTGTACGGAGCTGGGCGAATGCAGGCAGAGTCACGGAGGCAGCAATGGCGACTCCCTTTTTTCACGTTGATTTTCAGCAGCCCGCGGAGATGCGCTTTAACCGCGCCCGTGTCCGGCGGGCGTTTGTCACGATTGGGCAGCGTCATATGCGTGATGCCCGTCGGCTGGTGATGCGCCGTGCGCGGTCGGCACCGGGTGAAAACCCCGGTTATCAGACCGGACGCCTGGCTCGTTCGATTGGTTATATGGTGCCGAGAGCCAGTAAAAAGCGAGCCGGTTTTATGACACGCATTGCCCCTAACCAGCGCAACGGGAAGGGGAACCGGATGATCTCTGGTGACTTCTATCCGGCGTTTCTGTTTTTTGGTGTCCGGGGAGGAGCAAAACGTCGTCGTAGTCATCATCGTGGTGCATCCGGTGGCAGCGGATGGCGATTGGCTCCACGTAATAACTTCATGGTGGAAACTCTTGAAAAGAACCGCAGCTGGACACGCTATTTTCTGGCGCGGGAATTGCGTAAATCACTGAAGCCGGAGCGACGACACAGATGAAACTGACGCCTGTTATTGCTGCGCTGCGTGCCCGCTGCCCGTATTTTGAAAACCGGGTGGCAGGCGCGGCACAGTTCAAAAATCTGCCGGAGGTCGGAAAGCTGAGACTCCCGGCGGCGTATGTGGTACCGGGTGATGACTCTCCGGGAGAAAACAAAAGCCAGACCGACTACTGGCAGGAGCTGAAAGAGGGCTTCTCCGTGGTTGTCATACTGAGTAACGGGCGTGATGAGCGCGGTCAGTTTGCCTCGTATGATGTGGTGGACGATGTCCGGCAGATGCTCTTTAAGGCCCTGCTGGGCTGGAACCCGGAAGCGTGCGGTAACCCGATTACCTATGACGGCGGCACGCTGCTGGATCTGAATCGTCATGAGCTGATTTATCAGTTCGATTTTTCGGTCATCAGCGAGCTGACTGAAGACGATACCCGCCAGCAGGATGATCTGAACAGTCTGGATGAACTGCAAACGCTGGCGATTGATGTTGATTATCTCGAGCCCGGTAACGGGCCTGACGGCGATATCGAACATCACACCGAAATAACCCTTCCTTCCTGAGGATCCTCATGTTTGTCAAACCTGTTAAAGGGCGGTCAGTGCCTGACCCTGCCCGCGGCGACCTTTTGCCCGCCGAAGGGCGAAATGTTGACGAGAACAACTACTGGCTGCGCCGTGAAGCAGCGGGTGATATCCGGCGCGTGAATAAAAAGGTGAACACCGATGACGATAAGCTTTAACACCATTCCGTCGAATACGCTGGTTCCGCTGTTTTATGCGGAAATGGATAACCAGGCGGCGAATACTGCACAGGACAGCGGAGCATCGCTGCTGATTGGTCATGCCAATAACGGTGCAGAGATTGTTGCCAACAGTCTGGTACTGATGCCGTCGGCAGACTATGCACGCCAGATTTGTGGTGCGGGAAGTCAGCTGGCGCGTATGGTCGAGGCTTATCGCCAGACCGACCCGTTTGGCGAGCTGTATGTGATTGCCGTTCCGGAAGCCACAGGCGCGGCGGCAACGGTTACGCTGACGGTGACCGGGGAAGCAACCGAAAGCGGCACGGTGAATGTCTATGTGGGACGTACCCGCGTGCAGGCTCCGGTGACCAACGGCGATAACGTCACGACGATTGCCAGCAGTATCCAGGATGCCATCAATGCCGTTCCGACTCTGCCGTTTACAGCTTCATCTTCGGCTGGCGTGGTCACACTGACCGCGCGTCATAAGGGGCTTTGCGGGAATGAAATTCCTGTCAGCCTCAATTACTACGGCTTCGGTGGGGGAGAAGTGCTGCCTGCGGGCGTACAGATTGCCGTGGCGGCGGGGACCGCCGGAACGGGGGCTCCTGTTCTCACCGGCGCGGTGGCTGCAATGGCGGATGAGCCGTTTGATTATATCGGTCTTCCGTTCAACGACACGGCCTCCGTTAACACACTGGTGACCGAGATGAACGATACCAGCGGTCGCTGGAGCTATGCGCGTCAGCTGTATGGTCATGTGTATACGGCAAAGATCGGCACGCTGTCAGAACTGGTGACCGCAGGTGACCAGTTTAACCAGCAGCACATTACCCTGGCGGGGTACGAAAAAGAGACCCAGACGCCTGCCGACGAGCTGGCAGCCAGCCGTACCGCCCGCGCAGCGGTGTTTATTCGCAACGATCCGGCACGTCCCACGCAGACCGGTGTGCTGGTGGGTATGCTGCCTGCGCCGAAGGGGAAATGGTTCACGATGACCGAACAACAGACCCTGCTGTCTCATGGCGTGGCAACGGCGTATGTCGAAAGCGGGGTGCTGCGCATTCAGCGTGATGTCACCACGTACAGGAAAAATGCTTACGGGGTTGCGGATAACAGCTACCTCGACAGCGAGACGCTGCATACCAGTGCGTATGTACTGCGCAAACTGAAATCCGTCATTACCAGTAAGTACGGGCGTCACAAGCTTGCCAGTGACGGTACCCGCTTTGGTCCCGGTCAGGCGATTGTCACCCCGGCGGTGATCAAAGGGGAACTGCTGGCAACCTACCGTCAGCTCGAGCGCGCGGGGATCGTGGAAAACTACGAACTGTTCAAGCAGTACCTGGTTGTGGAGCGTGATGACAGCGATCCGAACCGCCTGAACACGCTGTTCCCGCCTGACTATGTTAACCAGTTGCGTGTCTTTGCCGTGGTTAACCAGTTCCGTCTTCAGTATTCAGAGGAGTCTGCATAATGGCCCGTATCGGGGGAACCTGTTATTTCAAAATTGACGGTCAGCAGCTATCGCTGACCGGCGGCATTGAGGTGCCCATGAACAGGACGGTCAATGATGACATCATCGGCCTGGACGGTTCAGTGGACCGCAAGGAAACTCACCGTGCGCCTTATGTCAAAGGGACCTTCAAGGTGCCGAAGAATTTTCCGGTGAGCAAAATCACCTCGTCTGATGAGATGACCATCACTGCCGAGCTGGCGAACGGTCAGGTCTATGTATTGTCGTCTGCCTGGCTGCACGGCGAAGCGAACCATAATGCCGAAGAAGGCACGGTTGATCTTGAGTTCCACGGTGAAGAAGGGGATTACCAGTGATTGAGCTTGTACTTAAAAAACCGATCATCGCCCACAAAGAAACACTGCATGTGCTGGAAATACGTGAGCCTACGTATGACGAGATTGAGGCGCTGGGGTTCCCTTTCTCTGTTTCACCTGATGGTGGTATGAAAATGGACAGTCAGGTAGCGCTGAAATATATCCCGCTTCTGGCCGGGATCCCGCGCTCGTCTGCAGCGCAGATGACGAAGCTGGATATTTTCAAGGCAGGCATGATTGTAATGCGTTTTTTTACCGGCTTGGAGACGGAAGAGACCTCCGGAAGCGATTCTACAATGTCGCGTGGTTCTGGAAATTAAACCCCCTTGAACTTCGCCGGACGGCTATTTCCCACTTTGCTGATCTGGAGGCAGAGGCCGTCCGTATAAATGAGGAGATGAAGCATGGCTGATAATTTTCAGCTGAAAGCCATCATCACCGCCGTTGACAGGCTGTCCGGCCCGCTTAAAGGTATGCAGCGTCAGCTTAAGGGGTTTCAGAAAGAAGTCTCCAGCCTTGCTCTGGGCGCTGCCGGGGCGGGTACTGCAATAATGGGGGCACTGGCACTCCCTGTAAAATCAGCCATCACCCTTGAATCGAAGATGGCTGATGTCCGCAAAGTGGTGGACGGTCTGGATACGCCGGATGCGTTTAAGGCCATGACGGAGCAGGTACGCGCTTTGTCTACTGAGCTTCCCATGTCTGCAGACGGGATCGCGGAAATTGTGGCGGCTGGCGGTCAGGCCGGGATTGCACGTGATGAACTGATGCAGTTTGCCACTGATGCGGTGAAGATGGGCGTGGCCTTTGATACCACGGCTGAAGAGTCCGGGCAGATGATGGCCCAGTGGCGTACTGCGTTTAATATGACGCAGGATGAAGTGGCCGGGCTGGCTGACAAAATCAACTACCTTGGTAATACCGGCCCGGCGAATGCGAAGAAAATCTCCGATATTGTTACGCGTATTGGTCCTTTAGGTGGTGTTGCAGGTGTGGCTTCCGGCGAAATCGCGGCAATGGGGGCAACCATTGCCGGGATGGGCGTGGAGTCAGAAATTGCCGCCACAGGGATCAAGAACTTCATGCTTTCCCTGACCGCGGGAAATTCCGCGACAAAATCGCAGAAACAGGCATTACGTTTTCTGCGGATCAATCCGAAGAAATTAGCTGCTGATATGCAGAAAGATGCCCGGGGAACCATGCTGTCTGTACTGGATGCGATGGCTAAAGTGCCCAAAGAAAAACAGGCAGCTGTGCTGAATGCCCTGTTCGGGAAAGAGTCTCTGGGCGCGATAGCACCTCTGCTGACTAACCTTGATTTGTTGCGTACCAACTTCAGGCGGGTTGCGGATTCCCAGCAGTATGGCAGTTCGATGCAGAAGGAATATGCTTCGAGGGCAGCGACGACGGAAAACCAGCTTTTACTTCTGCAAAATCAACTTGATGCCATTTCTTCCACGCTGGGGGAAACGTTTCTTCCTGAGGTTAATGATGGTCTTGAAGCGGTAAAACCGCTCCTTGAGGAAGTGAGAACGTTTGTCCGTGAAAACCCGGAGCTCGTTAAGACCATTGCTAAAATCGGTCTGGCCTTACTGACGGTGGGAGCCGCTGCAGGCTCTTTGTCCAGAATTATGAAAGTTCTCGGCGGTGTGATGAATATGACGCCTGCTAAGGGGCTGATTGCTCTTCTGGTTGGTGGCGCTTACCTCATTATTGATAACTGGGAAACCGTAGGTCCTGTCATAAAAAAAGTCTGGCACGTGGTGGATGAAACGGCGCAGGCGATGGGGGGATGGGAAACTGTTCTGAAAGCGATTGCCCTGTTTATGGCAACCAAATGGGTTGCTGACGTTACCAAATCCATTACCGCAGTGACCAGAGAGATGCGTACGCTGGGGAAGGTATCGGCAGAAACGGGATTGATGGGGAAAGGCCGCGGCTTTATCGGGAAGGCCGGGGTATATGGTTTTCTGGGAACCCTGATGTATGAGCCGGTTAAAGATACTCTGGAAAGTGTTGTTCCTGAAGATACGGTTAACTGGCTGGAGAATAAAGGGCTGTTTCTGGCTTCAGACTGGACGCCTTTTTTTGATCGTAAAGAGTACGAGCAGTATCAGGCCAGCCTGAGTCAGTACAAACCCAATGTTCCGCTGTTGAATCCATCTTCTTCCATGACACAGCACAGCGAGCTGAAAGTCACGTTCGAGAATGCTCCGCCAGGTATGAAGATAATTGATGTACCGGGCAAAGCCGATCCCCTGATGAAAATCACGCACGATGTGGGGTATTCCCCTTTTCGTTTTCCACGATAACGCAGTCCTTTTTGAGGTCAGTCTATGGATTTATCCTCATTTCCCACCCGACCTTCATTACTTTCGTCGTCTTCAGGCTGGCGTGACAGACTTCAGGACGCGTCATTTCGCGGCGTGCCGTTTAAGGTTGAAGAAGAAAGTGCGGGAACCGGTCGCCGTGTGGAAACACATGAATACCCGAACCGCGACAAACCCTATACCGAAGACCTGGGGAAAATCACTTTTCGCCCGTCCATCACGGCTTATGTGGTGGGAGATGACTGCTTTGACCAGCGCGATCGCCTGATTGACGCGCTGAATAAACCCGGTCCCGGCACGCTTGTCCATCCGACATACGGTGAGCTGAAAGTCTGTGTTGACGGAGAAGTTCGGGTCAGCACATCGAAGAGTGAAGGGCGTATTGTCCGCTTTGACCTGAAGTTTGTCGAAGCAGGAGAACTCTCTTACCCCACATCAGGTGCGGCGACGGCGCAGACGCTGATGTCATCCTGTTCTGCACTGGATGACTGCATCAGTGACAGCTTCAGCGGTTTCAGTATCGATGGTGTGGCGGATTTCGTGCAGAACGACGTTATCGGTAATGCCAGCATAATGCTGGGGTATGTTTCTGATGCGATGAAAGTGGTGGATTCTGCCGTATCGGATGCCGCCAGGCTGTTGCAGGGGGATATCTCGGTACTTCTGCCGCCGCCATCGTCAGGCAAAAATTTCGTTGAGCAGGTGCAGAAAATGTGGCGTACCGGGAAACGCCTTTATGGTAACGCCAGCGACCTGGTCACCATGATCAAAACGCTTTCTGGTGTCAGCCTCGGCAGCGATTTGCAACCGCGCGGCGTCTGGAAAACGGACAGTAAAACCACCGCCACAGCGACGCAGCAGCGTAACATGGTTGCCAGCACCCTTCGTACGACTGCAATCAGCGAAGCGGCGTATGCCGTTACCCGATTGCCTGCGCCAACAACTTCTGCGGTGATGCAGAATGCCGCAGTGGGGCAGTCAACAACACCCGCGCAGAGCTCCGGCTGGCCTGCCGTCACGCATCCGGTGCTGAACAATGCACCGGCGGTGAAAAACACGGTTGACCTGCCAACGTGGGAAGAACTGACCGACATTCGCGACACACTGAATACGGCAATTGATAAGGAGTTGTCCCGTACAACCAGTGATGCGCTGTTTCTGGCTCTGCGCCGGGTGAAAGCAGATCTGAATGCGGATATCAACACGCGCCTTGAACAGTCTGCTCGGATCATTCAGCGCACGCCGGATGAGGTTTTACCCGCGCTGGTGCTGGCGGCGACCTGGTTTGATAACGCGGCGCGTGACGCGGACATTATCCGGCGTAATGCCATTACGCATCCCGGCTTTGTGCCGGTGATCCCTCTGAAGGTGCCAGTGCAATGAACGACAATGTCACGCTACGGGTAAATGGCCGGGAGTGGAATGGCTGGACATCGGTGCGCATCGGTGCCGGTATTGAACGGCTGGCGCGGGATTTCAGCGTGGAGATCACCCGCCAGTGGCCGGGAGATGAGGGTATCACCACGCTTCAGCCGCGCATTAAAAATGGTTCAAAAGTGGAAGTGCTGATTGGTGATGAGCTGGTGATCACCGGCTGGGTGGAGGCGACCCCCGTTCGTTACGATGCCCGTTCGGTCAGCACCGGTATTGCCGGACGTAGTCTGACTGCTGACCTGATTGACTGTGCAGCCGAACCGACACAGTTTAACGGACGATCGCTGGTACAGATTGCGCAGGCGCTTGCTGCGCCTTTCGGCATTGAGGTGGTGAACAGCGATGCGCCGTCGGGTGTTATTCCGGATGTCCAGCCTGATCACGGTGAAACGGTGATCGAGGTGATCAACAAAATACTCGGTCAGCAGCAGGCGCTGGCTTATGACGACCCGCACGGCAGGCTGGTGATTGGTGGTGTTGGCTCAACGCGGGCACATACCGCGCTGGTACTTGGGGAAAACATCCTTTCCTGTGATACGGAGAAGAGTATCCGGGAGCGGTTTTCAGTTTACCAGGTGGCGGGGCAGCGTGCCGGAAACGACGATGATTTCGGTGAGGCCACCACCACCGCGCTGCGGGCCCGCACAGAGGATGCATTTATTGCCCGTTACCGTCCGATGTATATCAGGCAGACAGGGCAGGCTACGGGGGCAGGCTGTATTGCCCGTGCGGACTTTGAAGCCAGACAACGGGCGGCGCGGACGGATGAAACCACCTATGTGGTGCAGGGCTGGCGACAGGGTAACGGTACGCTGTGGCAGCCCAACCAGCGGGTGATTGTCTTTGATCCGGTCTGTGGTTTCGACAATACCGAACTGCTTGTTTCGGAAGTCACGTTCACTCAGGACCAGAACGGCACCCTGACGGAAATCCGTGTCGGCCCGCCTGATGCTTATCTGCCTGAACCCGAAGCCCCCGGCGCGCGGAAAAAGAAAAAAACCAGAGTACAGGAGGACCCGTTCTGATGAGGACGATTGAAGCCATGCAGCGACAACTCCTCGGCCTGATTGGGCGGGCCGTGGTGAAAAGCATCAGTGCCGCCACGAAATGTCAGACCGTGGATGTGTCCCTGATTGCCGGTGAACCCAAAGCCGGGGTTGAACATCTTGAACCCTACGGTTTTACCGCAAGGGCAAACAGCGGTGCGGAAGCGGTGGTGTTGTTTCCGGATGGCGACCGTTCTCATGCGGTGGTTGTTACGGTGTCGGACCGGCGCTACCGCCTGAAAGGGCTGCAGACGGGGGAGGTGGCTGTCTATGACGATCAGGGGCAGTCCGTGACGCTGACCCGGGAGGGGATCGTGGTGGACGGTGCAGGTAAAACGATCACGTTTCGCAATTCACCTAAAGCACGTTTTGAAATGGACCTGGAAGTGACAGGACAGGTGAAAGACCTGTGCGACTCCGGCGGCACCACCATGTCAGCGATGCGGCTTGCCTATAACGGGCATCGTCACAGAGAGAACGGTCAGGGCAGTAACACCGACAAACCTGATAAAGCGATGGAGGCATGATGGAACTGTGGCTGACGGTGAACGGTAAACGCACCTGCGCCAGCGCACCGCTGGATCCGCTGACCCGCGCCGTGGTGATTTCCCTGTTTACCTGGCGGCGGGCGGAGCCTGATGACAACGCCGACGTCCCGATGGGATGGTGGGGGGATACCTGGCCTGCGGTACAGAATGACCGTTACGGCTCCCGACTGTGGCTGCTTCAGCGCAGCAAATTGACCAATCAGCTGGTGCAGACGGTAAGGGGGTATATCCGCGAATGCCTGCAATGGATGATTGATGATGGCGTGGTGTCCCGTATTGATCTGGATATCCGCCGCACCGGGATTAATGAACTGGGTAACAGTATCACTCTCTGGCGTCGTGACGGACCGGTAATGATTTCTTTTGATGATCTGTGGAGTGCGATAACGCATGGCGGACAGTGAATTTCAGCGCCCGACGCTGGCAGAAAATATCAGTATGCTCCGTAACGATTTATTCGCCAGGCTGGACGTCAGCGACACGCTCCGGCGCATGGATGAAGACGTGCGGGCAAAGGTGTATGCGGCGGCGCTGCATACGGTTTACGGGTACATCGATTATCTGGCAATGAATATGCTGCCTGACCTGTGCGATGAGTCCTGGCTGGCGCGACATGCTGCGATGAAACGGTGTCCGCGCAAGGGGGCCACGGCTGCCAGCGGGTATATGCGCTGGGAAGGTGTCAGCGATGGCCTGAAGGTGACTGCCGGGAGCGTGATTCAGCGCGATGACCTGGTTCAGTACACGGCAACTGCCGATGCAACCAGCTCCGGTGGTGTCCTGCGCGTGCCGATCGCCTGCTCAAGTGCAGGCGCGGTCGGTAACGCTGACGACGGTACGTCATTAATCCTGGTCACGCCGGTGAATGGTCTGCCGTCTTCCGGTGTTGCAGATACCCTGACTGGCGGATTCGATACTGAAGATCTGGAAACGTGGCGCGCCCGCGTCATTGAGCGGTATTACTGGACGCCGCAGGGCGGGGCTGACGGGGACTATGTCGTCTGGGCTAAAGAAGTGCCCGGCATTACCCGCGCATGGACATACCGTCACTGGATGGGAACGGGAACTGTCGGTGTGATGATTGCCAGCAGTGACCTGATTAATCCCATTCCGGAAGAATCAACGGAAACGGCGGCAAGACAACATATCGGGCCACTGGCCCCGGTGGCAGGCTCTGATTTGTATGTGTTCAGGCCGGTGGCGCATACGGTGGATTTTCATATCCGTGTGACGCCGGATACACCAGAAATACGGGCTGCCATCACCGCCGAGTTGCGTTCGTTCCTGCTGCGTGATGGTTATCCGCAGGGAGAACTGAAGGTGTCGCGTATCAGTGAAGCGATTTCCGGTGCGAACGGGGAATACAGCCATCAGTTGCTTGCACCGGCAGACAATATCTCCATTGCAAAAAATGAACTGGCGGTACTGGGGACGATTTCATGGACGTGACAAACGATGATTACATCCGTCTGTTGTCGGCACTGTTGCCCCCCGGTCCGGCGTGGTCAGCCAGCGATCCGGCGATTGCCGGTGCGGCACCGTCATTAACCCGCGCTCATCAGCGTGCGGATGCCCTGATGCGGGAGCTGGATCCGCGCACCACCACTGAACTGATAAACCGCTGGGAGCGTCTGTGCGGTCTGCCGGATGAATGTATTCCGGCGGGAACGCAGACCCTTCGCCAGCGCCAGCAACGGCTGGATGCGAAGGTTAACCTGGCGGGCGGCATCAACGAGGATTTTTATCTTGCACAGCTTGCTGCCCTGGGCAGACCAGATGCCACCATCACGCGATACGACAAAAGCACGTTCACCTGCTCATCGGCCTGTACTGACGCGGTGAATGCGCCGGAATGGCGGTATTACTGGCAGGTCAACATGCCAACCACCACCAACACCACCTGGATGACATGTGGCGATCCCTGTGATTCCGCACTGCGTATCTGGGGCGACACCGTTGTCGAGTGTGTGCTTAACAAACTCTGCCCGTCGCATACCTACGTAATTTTTAAATATCCGGAGTAATCCATGCATCGTATAGACACGAAAACCGCGCAGAAGGATAAGTTCGGCGCGGGTAAGAACGGTTTTACCCGTGGTAACCCCCAGACCGGCACGCCTGCCACCGATCTGGATGATGACTACTTTGACATGTTGCAGGAGGAGCTTTGCAGCGTGGTGGAGGCATCCGGTGCCAGTCTGGAGAAGGCGCGGCACGACCAGCTGCTTACCGCGCTTCGTGCGCTGCTGTTAAGCCGCAAGAATCCGTTTGGCGATATCAAATCGGATGGCACGGTGAAAACGGCCCTCTCAAATCTTGGTTTGGGCGAAGCGGCGAAACGAGATGTCGGAACAGGTGCTAACCAACTACCAGACATGTCTGCATGGACCAGTGGTAGTGGGTGGGTAAAGTTTCCAGACGGGACAATTATTCAGAGCGGGAGGACAACCATGGCGGCAGGACAGATTGCGGTAAGGACGCTGCCAATCCCTTTTACTACCTCAGGCTATATTGTTCTTGCTTCGTTCTGGGGTTCAGATCCCTCACCTTCAAAACCAGTTGGCGTGTCGTCAGCTGATCTTTCAACAATCCGAATTGCCAACTGGAGCACTCCAGCAGCAGAAATTGCCTGGATAGCCATAGGGAAATAAATATGACCAAATACAGATACTCAGCAGTTACAAACG